AAATAGAATTCGTAAAAATCCAAAACAACATGTTGTTATCAGCGACGTTCGTTTTCAAAACGAAATTCAATTTATTAAAGAACAAAATGGTATATTAATTAACATTAATCGTGGTCCAGTACCAATCTGGTATGAAACAGCTCGAATGGCAAATAAAGGGAATTCATTGGCCAAAGAAGCAATGATAAAGACATATTCATCTGCACATGCCAGTGAATGGTCGTGGATTGGTGCAAAATTCGATTATATCATAAATAATGATAGCACAATAGAATTTCTTAAGACACAAATTAAAGAAATTACCACAAAGATACTGTAATTTGGAGATTCATTTGCCGTATATTTAACTCTCTACTAGATAAATACAACTAACAAGAAGTATAATTCTTCCCTAAGGAGTTAAATCACAATGGCTACATTAGTATCACCCGGCGTAAGTGTTTCGGTTATTGATCAAAGTATCAATGTCGGTGCAGGTCCAGGAACAGTACCTCTAATTTTTATTGCTACCCAACAGGATAAATCTACTCCCGATGGGACAGAAATTGCACAAGGCACTACCAAAGCAAATGCCGGTATTGTCTGGTCAATTACCTCTCAACGAGAATTGGTGCAAACTTTCGGCGATCCAATTTTCTATTCAGTAAGCGGAACAGCACTTAATGGATATCCACTAAATGAATATGGACTCCTAGCTGCATACTCTTATTTAGGTATTTCAAATTTGGTAAGAGTTGTTCGTGCAGATGTTGATACTGCCGGACTTGAACCAACACCAATTACTCCAACAAGTCCCGCAGCAGCTGGAACATATTGGCTTGATGAATCTGCAAATGGATCATCATATGGATTGTTTGTTCGCTCACCACCAGGACCACCATCAGCAACTCAAGTATGGTTACCGGTAACACCGAAATTTATTTATAATTTCCCTAAAGGTGCAGGTGTTAGTAATCCACCTAACTCTGCTGAAGGGAGCATTGGTGATTATGCAATTGTTTTTCAGACAGATAATGGAAGTATTTCATATTGGGTTAAAGACTCCGGTGGATGGACTGGAAATCAAATAGGTTTGGCAAGTCAACCCGCCAGTGTTTCTCCTGTATGGCCAGATTTAGCCACTTCTACCGTAAAATATTGGATTAAGACAACTCCAGCAGCACAAGGTGCAAATTTTGTTATACGAAAAATGGATGCAACTCTTGGAGTATTTGTGCAGGCTCAAGCTCCGATAATTTTACCAACTATTCCAGCACCACCAACTGCAAATGATAATGCAGATACCTACTATGAAAATAATCCAGAAGGCTCTGCAGGTCAACTTTTTCTTGAGCCAATTTCTACCGGCGGTGCTACAGGATGGAATGCATTTACGATTAAATACTCACCGGGACGAGTTGATACATGGGCACCATTAACAACAGTTATTGGATCCGACATCGAACCAACATTAGGGCCATCAAATGGTCAGATTTGGTTTAATGCTGAAATTGGAGTCAATGGCGCAGGGAAATCTACAGTAGATATTCTTGTAGCAGATGGTACCGGTCATTGGCAAAATGCAAAACTCCCGGGATACACGAATGGAGAGGTTCCTGTTATTTCAGGTGGTATAACAATATATACACAATCTGCAGATCCTCGTGATAATGTTCCTGCTCCAACTCTTGCAGCAAATGATGTATGGATAGATACAGATCAAGTTCCATATCCTGTAATTAGTTATTGGAGTGGTTCCGCAGTTACAGGTTCCTGGGTAAAAATTAATAATGAAGATCAAACTACTAATCATGGCATTATTTTTACAGATGCACGTCCGAGCCCTATGTACAAGGTAGGAGCAACCTATGCTGGTAAGAATAACGGAGGTAGCACTGCTCCGGACTTAGACCCAGATGCACCAGATGCTGATGCATATCCAAAGGGATTTATGTTGTGGAATACACGTTATTCTACTAATGTAGTTAAAGAATGGCAAGATCCATACATTGTTAATGGCAATTTAGCAGATCCAGATAATACAAATAATGGTTCAATAGGCCGTTGGTCAACTGTATCTGGTAATAATGCTGTCGGCAATCCTTATATGGGATCGGAAGCGCAGAAGATTACAATTGTTCGCGCAATTCAAGCACAAATTGTTTCAAATGAAGAGATTAGGGCAGAAGATTTATTCTTTAACTTAATTGCTGCTCCTGGATTTGTTGAAGCAATTGATGAAATGTTAGTCTTAAATGATGATCGTAAGCAAACAGGATTTGTTGTTGGTGACACACCATTTAATTTAGTTGCAACCGGAACCGAATTACAGAATTGGGCAACCAATCACAATAATGCACTTGGTAATGGTGATGATGGACTTACATCGGCAAGTAAATATTTCTCTGCATGGTATCCGAGTGGATTGGCCACAAACGTTGATGGAACAGATGTAGTTGTTCCTCCAACACACATGGCTCTTCGTACTCTTGCTTACAGCGATCAGGTTGCATATCCATGGTTTGCTCCAGCAGGTTTACAACGTGGTATTGTTACAAATGCAGCAGCAGTTGGATATGTTAATGATGCTGGACAGTTCATAACTGTTAAATTGAATGAAGGTCAAAGAGATATTTTATATCAAAATGGTATTAATCCGATTCGTGTTATGCCTACTGGAGGTATTGTTGTGTTTGGTCAGAAAACACGCCAACCATACTCAAGTGCAACAGATCGTATCAACGTAGTTCGTCTAGAAAATTATCTACGTTATCAATGCAACCTACTTGCATTGCCGTTCTTATTTGAACCAAATGATACAACAACACGTAAGGCAGTTAAGGATGCATTCGATCGATTCATGGCAGAATTGATCACACTTCGTGCATTATACGACTTCTTGGTTGTTTGTGATTTATCAAACAACACACCAGCTCGTATCGATAGAAACGAATTATGGATTGATATTGCAATTCAGCCAGTTAAGGCAATTGAATTTATTTACATTCCTATTAGAATTCTAAACACTGGTACTAGCCTAGCACTACCATAATAGGTAGATAGATAATTAATACCGATTTTGTAAACAAGATCGGTATTTTTTTGGAAATGAAAATGTCAGGTAAAAAAATTTCTTAATTTTGATAAATAGTATTAGCTATACAGCAGGAGATTAAAATGGCAAATTTAGCAAAATTCGGTATTCCATTAGACGGAAACAAACTTGGCATTTTGCATCCAAAGCAAAAATATCGTTTTAGGGTTCTGTGGCAAAATTTCGGTGAAAACAATGGGTTGCGCGAAATGACTGCCAATGTGGTAACCTGCAGCCGTCCAAAGCTTACCTATAATGAAGTTCAACTTGATTCGTATAATTCAGTCGCATGGATTCAGGGTAAGCATACATTTGACCCGCTCGAAATCACATTACGTGACGATATTGTTAATTCAGTAGTTTCAACTATTGGTTCTCAAGTTCAGAAACAAATGAATCACTACGAACAAACTAGTGCGGTTGCAGGTATTAACTATAAATTCACAATGGAAATTCATTCTTTAGATGGCACCAACAATGATCAATTAGAATCATGGGTTCTAGATGGTTGCTGGATTACTGGTTACGGATCGGAAGCTGGTGATTATGCTTCTGGTGATCCAGTTATCATTACATTGACAATTCGTTTCGATAATGCAACACAGGTTGCAGGACCAAATACAAACGACGGAACAACTGTTGGAGGAAATCCATACCCAGATATCGCCAGCCCAACTGGTGGTACAACTTTCGGTTAATCCGAAAGTTACGGAGGCGGTTAGTGCCTAGTTTCTCAAATTTGATAACTAAATTAACTGACATAGGGTTCTATTATACAAAGAACCCTCGTCATGCCACGTTCAATTTTAATCAAGAGTCACAATCTCTTTATAGAAATCAACCGCGTCTTCCGTTTGAATTCTATATTGATATCGGATTAAATAACGTCGGATCAGCAGGAACTTACTTTTCTCAATTTTTTAATAATCCGAGTTGGACTCAGGTTCAACCTTTGGTTAAGAGTATTGAGATGCCATCCTTTAAAATTCAGACAGAGGCA